TGTTGAGCATAAACAAAGAATTCACCTATTTGGTGCCGATAATCCTGACGCTGGTCGAGGCTTTAACCTTGCTGGTGTTTGGGCTGATGAGATGGCGAAATGGAAATATCCGTATGAAACTTGGACAGAAGGTATCGCGCTGGCACTTAGAATTGGTGAGAAACCTAGAGCATGTATTACAACAACACCTAAACCAATACGCCTACTTCGGGAATGGTCGGCGCGAAAAGATAACTCAGTATTTGTTACTAAAGGTTCTACATTCGACAATAAAGCGAACTTATCACAAGCAGCACTATTAGAACTTGAAAGCCGATACGCCGGAACTCGCATGGGTCGGCAAGAACTATACGGCGAGTTGCTTGACGATATTGAAGGTGCGTTATGGACACGCAAGATGATAGATGACGCTCGCGTTAAAGAAATGCCACCTTTAGTTCGTATCGTTGTCGCTATTGACCCAGCAGTTACTAGCGGTGAGGAATCAGATGAAACTGGAATAGTTACAGCAGGGGTAACAGCAGACGGGCATTACTATGTAATGGAAGACAACTCACTTCGGACATCTCCTGACCAATGGGCAAGACGAGCAATAGATTCCTACCACAGGCACAAGGCTGACCGAGTAATCGGGGAAACCAATAACGGCGGGGACATGATTGAGTTATTGCTAAAGCAGGTTGACCCAGTTGTTTCTTTTAAGAAAGTTACTGCAACTCGAGGCAAGAAAGTTAGAGCAGAACCAATTTCCGCTCTTTATGAGCAAGCAAGAGTTCACCATGTTGGGGGATTTCCAGAATTAGAAGACCAGATGGTTACTTGGACACCAGATAGCAGCACTTCTCCTGATAGAATGGATGCGTTAGTATGGGCGTTAACGGAATTATCTGAGAGCGCGTCATCTATGCTTAGCCTTGCGGCATTAGCCAACTTTTGCCCGAAGTGTCGTATGCCAGTTATGAAGAGTTTGATAAATTGCCCTAGTTGTGGCAGTAGCATTAGCGCATGAGGGGATTGTGAATGGGATTACTAGATAGATTTGCGTTAGCAGTTGCTCAACGAATAGAAAAGGCTCCGCGACTTCCTGCTGGCTCAGTTACTATGAACGAGAGCGATATGCGTCAAGTCGCTAACAACACAAGTTACGGTAACACAGTTGAGTTACCACGACCATCTACATTTGCTAATGTTCCATTCGCACCGGGCATGCCACTTCGTCCGGGCGCAATTAACCCAGTACGAGATGACGGACGACCTGACCCGCGCCGTTATGAATTTTTAGTTGCTCAAAATATAAATGTTACTGAAACTCGTTTAGTTCCTTTCAAAACTTTACGCGCTGCTGCTGACCAAATAGATATCGTGCGTAGATGTATTGAAGTATTAAAGTCAAAAGTTCTTGGGCTTGAGTGGGATATTACTTTAGGTGAAGATTCAACTGAGAAAGTTATGTCCGAATCTGGTGTAGATGAAATTCGCGCAAAGCAAATTGCTAAAGAAAAATTCTCACCAGAAATAAATCGCTTAAAACAATTCTGGGAACAACCTGACCCATCTAATGGATTAACTTTTTCTGACTGGATTGGAATGGCGCTAGAGGAAATTCTAGTGTTAGACGCTTGGGCGATATGGCCTCAGAAATCTGTCGGTGGCGACTTAATTGGATTACAAATACTAGATGGCTCAACTATTAAACCTCTTATTGACGATAGAGGTATGCGCCCAATGGCACCGTATCCTGCTTTCCAGCAAATCCTTTACGGTTTCCCGCGCTCAGAATTTTCAGCACCAGAAGAAGCGGTTGAGGCTGACGGAGTTTTCTCATCTGATGAACTTACTTACTTAGTTCGCAATCGTCGTTCTATGACTGTCTATGGATACTCACCAGTAGAGCGTTCTTTGCCTATTGCTGACCTATATCTACGCCGACAGAATTGGATTCGCAAAGAATATACTGATGGTGTTTTGCCAGAACTTATGTTCACCACAGACGCTAATTTTGGTAACAATCCTGACCTATTACGCGCTTATGAAAATATCTTTAACGATGACCTAGCAGGTCAAACCGAACAACGCATGCGCGCTCGCCTACTTCCACAAGGTTTAACCCCTATCCAATTTGAAGGTTATGGCGAAAAGTTTAAGGAAACACTTGACGAGTATTTAGTTAATTCTATTTGCGGTCATTTTGGTATCCAGCCATCTGAAATTGGTTTCTCACCGAAAAGCGGTTTGGGTGGGGCAGGACATCAGCAAGGTCAAGCAAATTCCTCAGAAGTAATCGGGTTAATTCCTCTCACTACTTGGTTAAGTAAAATGATTACCAACCTCTCGTATATCTATCTAGGTATGCCACGCGAACTTGAGTTTAGGCTCATGGCTTCTAACCGCGAGGAAACGGCAGAGAAGGCATCTATTATCGATACCCAAATTAAAGACGGGCAACTCACTATCAACGAGGCTCGCTCTATGGCTGGTCGTTCATTACTTGACGCACCAGAAGCCGACTATCCACTTGTTGTCGCTGGCACAAATACTTTTTTTATTACCCCCAGCGGTATCCAGCCTATCCAGTCAGCGGCAGCAGTAGAAACTTCTACACCGGCAGTTGAGGCTCCAAAGCCAGAAGAAAAACCTGCCGTATCTGAGGTTAAGTCATTTCTAAAGTGGTCGCGTATCGCCCGTGATAGAGCATTTAACTTTGAGCACTTAGAAGAAGAATATGCCGCAACACTTAATAAGTTTATTCTTACAGGGGACTTAGACGGAGCGCGTTGGTACGCGGAACGCTATCTAGGGTTCTAAGTGAAAGCGGTAGAGGCAGCAAGAGAAAGACTTGCCGCAAGACACGCAGGGAAAATTCGTAGAGCACTACGCGCCACTATAAATACTGGCAAATTAGTTCGCGACTTTGAATCAAGTCATCCAGTAGAAGGAACTACTCCTGCTCAGGCTAGGGCATGGGTTAAAGTTCATGCTATTCCAGCCGATAAAGAACTTAATAACGCACTTCGTTATGCCTATGCTGACGCATGGGTGCTTGGAGTTAGGTCAGCAAATGAATTGCTAAAGCGACCAAAAAGAAAAAATAAAGCGGGGGTTCCTGAGGCGAATGCCAATGTAGTTTCTTGGGATAACTGGAAGCCGGGCGAAGCAGCAGCCTCAGCATTACTTAAACCACCAAACGGATTACAAGATTTACTTTCTTCGCGCATGACCGTTATCAAAGACATTAACAACACAACTTACGACCGCCTCGGTACTCAATTATCAACAGCACTTGAAAAGGGTTTAACTAATGAACAGACAGCGAGTTTGCTTGACCAAGTAATGAATGACCCTGCTCGCTCACTTATGATTGCCCGTACTGAAACCGCCAGAGCCTCATCTATTGCTGCTAGAAATACTTATGAAACTTCTGGTGTTGAGTATGTCGAATGGTTAGTTGCGGAGGGTTGTGATGATTGTAAAGAAAATGAAGACGCTAGTCCGATACCTATTGACGCTACTTTTCCGTCAGGAGATTCCGAACCACCAGCGCACCCAAACTGTATGTGTTCGTTATCGCCATATGTAGTAGATACTCAAAATATAGGCGGGGATAACTTAGACAGTTCCTTTAATCCAACTGATGATGGTGAAAGCGATATTGGAAATGCTATTCCTATTCCAGATGAAAATGGAATGATTGATTACTCTTCTTGGTCGACTGGAGTAGTGGATATAAATGGAAACTGGGTAAAGCCTGTTGAAAACATTGCTAATGATTACGCTTGGACAAGGTATAAAGATTTAAGTCCAGAAGAAATGATGATTTGGCTTTCAGGCAAAGCCTCTCCTGATGACTTAAAGGCTTTCGATAAAGCATTAAAAGGTTATGGAACCAATATTCCTTTATCTTTTCAAACATTACAAGGGTTTGGTCCTGCTGAGGTAACTTTTGAGCAAAATGCTGCTTTGTATAAATACACAGGAAATGGCTATGACAACATTAACAAATTTTTGCGCGACCCAGAATCTACCACTGGGTGGCAACGACAAGACAGGGCTCTTGTACAGGACAAAGTTAAATACATAGATGAAGTATTTGCTAAAGCACCGCCTATTGAAAATGACTTAATTTCTTACCGAGGATTGGCTTCTAAGGCTGCTGAGGAAATTGGTAATCTAAATGTAGGAGCAACCTTTTCAGATGATGGATTTATTTCTACTTCTTTTAAGATAAGTATTGCTGAAAAATTTAGTATACAAGAATCAGGTGATGGAGTTCCTAAGGTTATTTTAGAAATACTTAACCCGAAAGGAAGTATTGGATTAGACTTAAACGGGTTACAAGCGACAGGACACACACAAGAACAAGAGTGGCTATTGCCTCGAGGCACTAAATTTGAGGTAATATCCAAGACACTCCCAGACAAAGAAAACAAGGTCTATATGAAAGTGAAGATTGTATGAGCGAAAATTTAAGGCGATTTGGCAATAGCACCACGGCAGGGTTAAAAGTTCTTTCCAATCCCCCTGCCCCAAAAATAACCCCAGAAGCAAAAGCGGAAGTGTTACGCCTAATAAATGCTAAAAAGAAACCATAAGTCCGTTACTATTTACCCACCGCATACTGTTAGGCTTAGATAGTGCGCCTGAATAACAAGGAGAAATAACATGGCATTAGTTCATATTAACCAAACTGTCGGCACAACCGCGACCCTTATCTGCCAAGTACAGACGGGTCTATCGCGAAATGTAGCGGTACAAATCCAGAATCTTGACGCGGCAGCAGTATTCGTGGGAGATAGTTCCATCACAACTTCCGGTGCTACTCGTGGTCACTCAATCGCTGCTAACGGAACTTTCCAATTCTGGCTTAACTCAGGCGATAAGATTTACGGAATATCAGCCGCAGGAACAACCGCAGGTGCGGTAGTAGTAACTTACTCAGGAAACTAAGGAGCAATACATGGCAATAGATTTCACAACTACTTACGCTGCTATTACTAAGAGCGAAAAGCAAGAGGATGGAACACTCCTTGTTTACGGTAAGGCTACTGACGATTCAATAGATAGTGATAACCAGATTTGCGATATGACTTGGTTAGAAAAGGCTATGCCAGAGTGGTTCAAAACTGGTGGAAATATCCGCGAACAACATTCTAATATCGCCGCTGGTGTTGCTAAAGAATTAGATAGCAAAGCAGATGGTTTCTATATTAACGCGCATGTTGTTGACGCGCAATCAGTAAAGAAAGTAGAGGCTGGGGTTCTTAAAGGCTTCTCTATTGGAATTCGCGCACCTAGAGTAGTACGCGATAACAAAGCAGTAAACGGCAGAATCATAGATGGTCAAATCGTAGAAGTTTCTTTGGTTGACCGCCCTGCTAACCCTAACGCAAAACTCATGCTGGCAAAGTCAGATGGGGGAGAGGTTGTCCAAGTGGAAGAACTAGTAGAACAAGAATTACCAGTAGCGGAAGTTACTGAAACTCCTGCCGAAGTTATTGCTGAGGAAACTCCTGCCGTAGAAATCGCAGAAGAAGTTCCAGCAGTAGATGAAAAGGCTAACGCTATCGCACTTGCTAAAGAAATTGTAGGTGATGTCGTAAAGTTTGATAAAGGACTTTATGAAGCCGCCCGTAAAGCACTTGCCCAACTTATTATCGTTGAAGCAAATGAAATGGTTACTGAGGGAAGCGATGAACGCTCATCTCTTACCAACCTTCTTGGTGCTATCCAATGCCTAGAGCAATGGTATGCGGGAGAAGAAATGGAAGGCGAAGTTCCTTCCGAAACAGAAACGGAATCTATTGAAATGGCTGACGCTCCTGACGCTGACCTTTGTATGTGTAAATGCGATAAGTGTATGGAAAGTAAAGGTTGCGACCTTGAAATGTGTAAGTGTGGCAAAGACGCTTCTGCTAAGTCAGCAGAAAAGTGCCTTGAATGTGGTTGCGATAAGCCAGCCGATTCTCATGGTCGTAGTGATGTCTCAACTGCCGTCATGGTTACACCAGATGAAACCCCTAAGTCTTCTGAACCAAGTTCAGATGTAAGCCTTTCAGATGATGACATTACTGCCGTTATTGAAAGAGCCGTAAAGAGTGCTAAAGAGTCTGTTATCGAGGAAATAACGCTTATTAAATCCGCAAAAGAGGCGGTAGAGAATAAGGTTGCTGAATTGGAAACTGAATTAGTAGCGGCTAAGGCTTTAGCAGTATCATGTGGTCCAAAGCGCACAGGAGCAACGAAGGTATCTGCTGATAAAGCACTA